CCGCATCGGGCGCATCCACCACCCAGAAGCATCTCCGGTTACCCGCATCGTGGGCCGCCGCTCGCACGCGGGGGAAATCTCGGAGCACGTCTCGCACCGCGTCCCCCACAGGAGCCGGGAGCCCTCCGCGCGCCAGGAGCTGGAGCCCCGAGGGGTCGCGGTAGAGTAGCCCGCCCTCAAACCGCAGCAGGCTGCGCCCGTCGTCGCAGCCGGACGTGGTGGTCAGGAGGCGCACGGCAAAGGCCCCGCCCTCGCCCGTGTCGTTGGGGCCGTCGCCCTCCACGAGGTAGATGCGGCTCGCCGTAAAAACCGCCAGCGCGCTATCGAGGGAGGCGATGCCGGTGATGTCGTCCGGGGAGTCGTCCAGACGGAGCGTCAGCTCCACGTTGAACGCGGGCCCCTCGCCGGGGACAAGCGTGCGAGAGAACCACACGCGCCTCCGATCCTCCGCATCCACGAGCCACACCCGATTGCCGTGGATGGCTGCGGCGCACGAGGGCGGCGCAGGCTGGGAGGGCAGGATTCCCCCGTCTGTGTACAGGAGCCCGTACTCCAGCGCCAGGAGCCCCGCGTCATCGAGGGTGTCCAGGAAGGTGACGGAGTAGTCCCGGAAGGAGTGGAAAACCTGAACGCTGGTCACGCGCTGGTAAAACGGCGTGGATTGGTTTTTCAGGGTGCGGAAAATCAGGAGATAGACGTTCCCCTGCACCTCCGCCAGATCCTCCTCCCCCTCGGGTCCGTGCCACAGCGATGTGGTGCGGACCGTCAGGGTGACCTGAGCCTTCGTGAACCCTCCGCCCGTGCTGATCTGGACAGTGCGGATGGGCGCAGGCTCCGAGTAGTGCGTATTCCCCGCCCGGTCCCGGTAGGCATACACCGCCGTGTAGAGGTAGGTGTTCGTGCCCACCGCATCTCCCTCCAGGCCCACGGAGGAATACAGGAGGGATGCTCCGGTGATGATCGGATAATCGCAGAAGCCCGCGGGGATCACGCGCTCCCCGTCGTAAAAGGTCGTAAGGCTCCCGGTGTGGACCGTGAGGCCCTGAGCCTGCGCGGTGCGGAGCAGGCCCGAGGCCTCCGCCGGGTCACGCGCCATCACAACCTCATCGATCTGCCCGTTCCCGGTCTCGTCCGAGAAGGCCAGCACGGGGAGATGGGAGGTACCCTCCGACGTGCTCACCCCCACGCGAGCAGGGGAGATGGGGGGCTGGCCCTTGCCGCCGTAGCGGGCAAGGTGCCCGTGCCAGATCGGCGGAACCGTGTGATTGTTGGAGGCGCCGAAGCGCCCGCAGTCCAGGATTTGATAGCCCACGTCACGCTTGCCGGTGCCCGTGTAGCTCGTGGCTACGACAAACACCCGCCCGTCCCCCCAGGGCTCCCAGGGGCGGGACCACAACTCCACCCCGGTGACGGTGTGGAACTCCGGGGGCCACACCGCATCCGGCGGAGAATCCCAGTAGATCTGACGGAGGTTTGTCTCCTCCTTGCCCGCGGTGCGGTCACCCGAGTAGGCCAGGACGCAGGTGCGCGCGTCGCTGCAAACGTGCACCACCACGCGGTCAAAGGCCCCCGTGGTTTCGTAATTGATCCCCGTGGCAAACGTGCTCCAGGTGGAGCCGTCGATGAGCCAGGCGGTAGGTATTCCACCGTCGATCCACCCGCACAGCACCCGGAGGTTTCCGAGGTAGCTCCCCGCGTGGATGGCAGGGGCGCTTTGGCTTGTCACCAGCGGCACCTGTGCCACCCGGAACGTGTCCACCAGCGTGGAGGTGACGACGGAATACACCTCCGCGCGCACCGCCGAGCCGTTCAGCAAAACGTAGGCCCATCGGCCCCCCGAGGTGTTGTCGAGGGGGCAGGCGTCCCACTCCAGTCCGCGCCCCCCAGGGATCGCAGAGAGCGACGTGGGGGAGGCGTCCAGGGTGTTCAGATCGGTGGAGATGCGCCAGGCCCGCAAGAACGTGGTAGCGGAGCCCGAGTTGATCGTCTCCCACACCACCACGAACCACGACCCCGACACGAACGCCGCCAGTTTCTGCGGCTCATCGGGCCCGGAGAGCGAGGGAGGCACGGACACGCGCCGTTCGCTCACGATGACGTGCCCTGTCTCCGCGTCATCGACGCGGATCCATACCTCCTGAGCCGAGCCCGCGCCGAGGCGCGTAGCAGGGGAGAGCCACGCAACAAGGCGGTAGCGCCCCGTCACCGCAACCTGGACGCTGGACTGGTCCAAGTCGAAGTGGGAGCGCACGAGGGGGCGGCGCCGCACGTCGAGGGGCGCCAGCGAGCCCCGCTCCTGCCACTCGCCCCCGCGGTCCCGTGCGTACAACCGCAGGCCCTTCGCCGTGTAGAATCCCGAGGCGTCGAAGGTGTTTTCCTGGGAGTAGGCCAGTAGCTCCCCGCGCGCCTCGTGCGTCCCCACGCCGTGGATCTCCCCCCAAAAACTGGTTTGGGTTTCCTCCACGAACCCGGGGCGCTTGCTGATCTCGCCCTCCTTGGAGATGGCCACGTTTTCGTGCGTCAGCCACCCGCCAGCGGGTACCAGTTCCGGGGCTACCCCCTGCGCCAAGCCACCGCGAAAGGGCACGTCGATCAACTCGGAGACGAGAGCCATCACCACACCCAAAGGACCGCTTGGACGGCGGCGGAGGAGGTCAGGGGGAGGCGGAGAGTGTTCGCCTCTGCGTGCTGGTAGACGACGGCGAGCCCTCGGAGGGAGAGCAGGGCCCATCCCTCCAGGCGCCGCCCGAGTCGGTGTTCTACCTCCTGCGCGCCGCTCGCCAGCGACACGGGGAGGAGCTGCCCCCGGAGCACGGGGGCGAGGCGTAGGGCCGGGGCGAGGCGCAGGGCCCAGGTCTGGAGGGTGGTCTTGATGTGGGCCAACTCGAGCCGTTCGGGGAGCGGAAGGACCGCGCTCACGAGATCCATCCCCGCCCGTACCCGCGCCCTCCGTCCGGGCTCCACGCATCAAGAAGCCCGCAGGTGTCGACGATGCCGGGCTCCGGCGAGCCGGCGTCACGAGCCCGCGCGAGGGAGTCGATCCGCGCGTACTCCTGCTGCACCCGGGTCAGCAGGTAGCGCGCGTCCTGCTCCTGCTTGGCGAGGCAGTAGGCCGCCACCTCCAACACGCAGACCTCCTCCCAGCCGTGGATGCCGTTGACCTGCACCGTGTCCCCGGTGCCCACGATGGCCGTAGGGAGGTACTCTATCCGGAGGGTCCAGGAGTAGGTGGGCGAGGGACGAAGCTCGAGCGTCTCCCCGATCCACCCCGAGGGCAGTTCCCCCACAGGGAGCTGTGTCCCGCGGAGGCGGTAGCGGGGGAAGCGAAGATCCCCCTGGAGCCACTGCGCCCGCTTCGTGCTCCCGAGGAGGGGGCCCAACTCGGGCATGGCGAAAGGCGTCAGCCTGCACCACGTCCCTTCGTTGCCGGAGTCGCTCTCCGCAAAGGTCGCCGAGGGCGAGGCCATGACCGCACTGTCACAGGCCAGGACCGCCAGGAGCTGGAAGAAATCCGCGGGAAGCTCGTACAGAGCCTTGTTCGCGGTGACGTTCAGCTCTGCGGTTTTACGATAATACTCCTGCCCCCTCGCCTGGAGGAGGCGTTCGTACAGGCGACGAATCGAGAGCCCAAGCTGGGCCTTGATTTCGTCGTCGGTGACGGGGCCGTCGGAGCCCTCCAGATCGGCGGCCTGACGCACCCGCGCCACGAGGCTCGCCATGGTCACATAGGCCGCCATCTGGTCTTAGTCCTGGCAGTGGTAAATCAGGCTCAGAAGCGCATCGACCGCCGCCTCTTTGTCCTTTGCCATGAGCGCATCCACGACCTCGCCGGCAAGCTCCTCCGCACGGTCGTCGCCCTCGCCCTCGCCCTCGTCCATCTTCTCGGACTCGGGCTCCTCGTCCTCGCCCCCCTTGCCCTTGCCCTTGGGCACGAGGAGCGCCGCCAGCATCCCGGGCTTCATCGACGCGTCCCCGTCCGCCCGTCGAACACCAGCTCGAACGTCACGAAATTGTCCGCGGCGCTGGCGATATCCTCCGCCACCACGAGGCCGCCCGCGTCCTCGCCCAGATGCACGAGGGTGACCACGGTGTTCGCCCCGCTCCCCACCGCGGGGGTGATGCGGAACTGCCCGCCGTCGGTGACGGTGGAAGTCATCAGCGTGGCGTCTCCGTGGAGGAAGTCGCCGAACCTGCCGACCACGGTGATCTGGTAGGTGCCCGTGGCCGAGCGAGCCACGGAAAACCCCTGCCCAAAGATCGTGGTTCCCGGGGTGTTCGTGATGGGGCTGGAGCCGTTGGGCTTGAATCGCCCGGCGACCCTCTGCTCATCCGTGTTGCGCGTCTTTGGCGTGTAAAAATCCTTGTCCGCCATCTGCTATTCCATCCCAGTTCCCGCTAAGGGGAGCTTGACGTACATGTTTTCGGAGGGCGCGGTGCAGACCAGGTTACCGATGGCGCCGAGGCGCCAGGTGTAAGTGTCGTCGTCGCTCTCCCGGAGCATCGGGACGCCATCGTCCTGGAGCAGTTCGGGGAAGCCGCCGCCCGCGTAGTGGTACTCCCAGGAGGAGCCGGTCAGTAGCCAGCACTCGCCCTTCTTCACGCCCGCGTCCGGGTACACATCCACGGCGAGCCCCGTGGGGGACACCACGCGGATGCTCTCCCCGTTGAAGCCCACCTCGAGCTTCCCGGCTGCGGCGGAGCGGGTGTATTGCACCTGCCCCTGCTCCGTCAGCACCATCGCCTGGAGGTCGTCCGGGTGCATGGGGCAGGAGTCCGGGGAGATGCCCTCACGGGCGCACCGAGCGAGCGCCAGGAGGAGGCATTCCTTGACGGTGGCACCCTGCGCGGTGACGTGGCGCAGGCCCGCGAGCCGGGTCACGTCGTTGGCGCGCACGACGCCATATTTCGTGGTGGCCGCCTCCGCCGCGGTCTTGGGGACGTACACCGGAATGCCGTCGGGCACTTGCCCGAAAGATCCGAACCGGAACATGTGGTCGTTGACCGCCGGATCGTTGCCACCGCCGCCGTTGACGTTGGCGGTGAAGGTGATGACGCCGGTATCCCGGTTGACGCTGGCGACGGTGAACGAGTTGGTTTTCACCGCGCCGGAGGTGCCATCCGCCGTGGAGAACTCGATGACCATGCCCTTCTCGAACCAGACCACGTCATTGGGCTCGAGGAGCTGGATGGTGGTGGCAGATGGGATCGAGCCCACCTGAGCCAGCGAGCCGCCGCCGTTCGAGAACAGCGAGTGCTGGAGGTAGCGACGCAGGGTCTTCAGGTTGTTGTCGCGGGCCCGCTGGAGGGCGGCGCCAGCCTGGCTCCCCTTGCTGGACTTCGCGTTGCGGATCAGCTTCCCGTCGATGGAGCCGATGCCGTAGATGTCCCGCTGGGGGACGGCGAACCGCTCGAACGAGTCGGCGGTTCGGTTCGACTTAGCAGAGGCGATGGTCGGCCCCACGCCCTGACCGTAGTTGTACTCGATGGGTACGTTGTACGTCCCATCCCCCTCCCAATCGCCGATCTTCTTGATCTTCGCGAAGGTCGGGTTGTTCTGGTAGACCTTCGCCTCCGTGACCGAAGGAGCATACAGCTTCTTCAGGACGTTGGCGAACGTGGACATGCTGTTGCTGCCAGCAATAGGCATCGAATCCCCCTCATGGCGGCGCTCCCCCGAGCGCCCGAATCTCGCTGATTCGCAGGCCCTTTGCCGTTACCGGCGGCTACCCCTGCCCTGCCTCCTGGGTCTCTCCCCGCGTCCGCGGTCTCTCCCGCCGTCTGCCGCCGCCCGCCTCAGCCCCGGAGGGCCGCAGTGATCGCGGCAAGCTCGTCATCGTCGGTGCGGATCGGGGCTCTGGGCCCACCGCGCACCTTGCTATCCTGACGAGAAATCGTGCGATTTCCTGACGCGGGAGGAGGCGGCGCCTCCTGTGCCACCTCGAACAGGGCCCGTATCGCCTCGTACTCCTGCCGGAGTTGTTTCACGAGGAGAGCCGGGATTTCTCCCGGGCGCGGGACCGGCTTGCCTTCCGCGTGGAGGCGCGCGGCAAGCGCGTGCCCCAGCTCGATGCGCCGCCCCCGCGGCATCTTCGACAGGAGCGCGTCCGCTGAGGCCTGCTCCTCGAACTCGGCTTCCGCCCTCGCCAGGGCCTCCGCCTGCTCCCTCTGGGCAAGGCGTTCTTTCAGCTCCCGTATCTCCCTCGCTTCCTGGCTCTCCTCGCCCCGCCTGGGGGCAGGCTTCTCGCCGCGAGCCGCCGCGATCTGAGCCTCCACAAGCACGTTGAGGTCGACCCCCAGGGCCGTGGCTGCCTCCAGGTCGCCGGAGGCCAGCCGTTCGACCAACTCGGCTCGCTTCGCCTTTTCCGATAGGCCCCGTTCGCGCTCTTCCAACAAGCGCGCCCGCTTCTCCAGGTCGCTCTCCCTGTGGTCAAGCGCCTTTCGCTTCTCACGGATCTCCTTCCAGGTTGGGCGCTCCTTGTCGGGCTTGTCGGGCTTGTCCGCCTTGGGGGGCGGGGGAGCCGGGGGAGGCGCCTCGCCCTCCGGAGCGCCTCCCTCTCCGCCCTCCTCGCCCTCCGCCAGTCCATCCAGAAGCGCCGCGATCTCCGCCGCCTCGCTCGCTCCGCCGCCCTCGCCGCCCTCGCCGCCCGTCGTCTCGTTTTCGTCCGCCATCTTCCCCTCACGCCGCCATCGCAGGAGCCCCCGCAGGGGGGGCCGCCGCCGCCATCTGTTGCGCCGCCATCGCCGCCTGTGCCTCCCGCCCGATAGCCTCCGCTTCCACCAGGCATTCTTCGAGGAGGGCGATCCGCTCCAGCGGCGCCCCCTCCATCTCCGCCCGCAGGATGTGCCTGGGCAGGAGCTGCACCCACAGGGCTACGTCGTCGTATTTCCCAGGCCTCCGCGCGCCCTCCGCCTCCTCATCGTCCCCGTACAGGATCGCCCATACGGTCTGCTCCAGAGCGTCCCTCGGGGCTGTCACCAGCCGCGTATCGGCGCCGATGTCAGGCACGTCCAAAAGGCGCCGGTAGGTGGGCAGGTCGATGAGCCCTGCGTTCAGCCACTCGTCCAGCACCTGCATCCGGGCGCTGGGGGTAGCCGGGAGCGACGACACGGGCAGGCACTGCACCGCGTAGGAGCCCTCTTTCAGAGCCACGTCCGCCCATTTGACGGTACGGAGGCGCTTGCTCTCTTGGTCGAGGTACGTCACCGCCCCGCCCCGCTTGGCCCCGCGCCGCATGAGGGCCACGAGCTGCTGTGACACCTGGAGGTAATAGTCCTGCCAGGAGAGGGCCCACCCCCGCAGCCTCCCCGAGGTGAGGTCCGCATAGATCCGCAGGGCCCTCCCCGAGTCGATGCCCGCCGGTTTCATGGCGCTGGCGGCCATCTCGGAGATCCCGAGGAGAGCGAAAGCCTTGCCCCACAGGTACTCCAGGTACTGCCAAAGCTCAGGGCTGACGGCCCTCGCCGCCTCCACGATGGGCTTCGCACCTCGGTAGTACATGCGGGCCCCGATCTCGTTCGTCAGGGGCCCGGGGCTCACCTGGGAGCCCTCCTCGAGCCACACGCGAGGGACCGCCACCGTATGGAGCATCTGGCGGATGCGCTCCAGCACGAGGTTGATCTCGTATTGGAGGGTCCAGATCTCATCCCCGACGCCGGGAGCCCAGAACCCGGTCAGGGGCCGGGTCCACCGGAAGAAGGCAAAGGGGAAGGTGCCTTCCTCCCAGGGCTCATCGAGGAGGATGCCCGCGTCCGTGAAGATGACGTGGCGCCCGTCCCCCGCCCCCTCCGACGTGGGAAGGTGCCAGGCCTCTAGCACCACCACCTCGTCCAGGGTGCTCTCCTCCGTCAGGTCGATGGTATCGAGCCCCGCATCCCCCGCCTCATCGATGGCGCGCCGTAGCTCAATGCGGGCCCCGTCCTCGCTCTCCTCCTCGCCCCCGAGGTAGCGGGCCCGGAGGAGGTCGCGGTCAAGGGCTGCGACCTGGTACAGGCTGCGGGGCTTCCCATCGAAGCCGTCCTTGGGGTCCACGAGGATTTCCCACGGGAGCACGCGCTCCACCGTGGGCTTTCCGTCCACCTCGAGAACCTTACTCACCGCCGTCCCCAGGGCCGCCGAGATCAGCGTGTCCCCTCTCGCCTGCTCGTCGAAGCCCGCTTGGTAGAGCGCCCCCGAGGCAAGGCGGCTCATCCCCTTGGCGCGCCGCTGCGTGTCCCATGTCGCCTCGTCGGTGACGTAGCTTGCACGAGGCGGGGCCGTCTCCAGGAGCTTGGCGGAGGCGGTCTGGCAGAGGGCCCGCACGACGTTGAGCGAGAGCGCGCCGAAGCGCACCGCCTCCCCCGACCATCGCCCCAGCCCGAGCCCCGGGCCATAGAGCCGCGCCGCCCTCTCCAGGCTGCGCCGTCGCTCCGAGTCCGCCTCCCACACCGTCTGCACCGTGCGGAGGAGCGAGGCAAGGAGCGCCTCGGGCTCCTCCGCCTCCCACCACAGGGGGAGCTTCTTCGCCCTCATCGGCCCCCCGCGCTGGCGTAAAGAAGCTCTTCGTCCACGTCCCCCAGCCGGCTCTCCACCTCGCCGGGCTTGGGCCGCCGCACCGCCATCCCCGCAGCCGGAGCCATGGTCACACGAAGCAAGCCCCCGTCCCCCACCTCGAACGCAGCGGCGCCGCCTTCCCGGGCCACCCGCAAGAACTTCTCGAACACCTCTGGAGTCATCCCCCCGTCCCCCCTCTCACTCGAACCAGGCCCCCGCCTGCTCCTGCTCCCGCTCTGCCTGTCGCTGGGAGCGCCAGCGCTCCAGCCTCTCCGCCCGCTCCATCGCCTCCCGTGATTGCACCACGGGGATTCGATGGGGGCGCCGCACCACCGCCCAGATTGCCAGCGCCGCCGCCGCTGCAAGGTCGCCGTGCCGCCCGTCCGGGGTGGCAGGCAGCTCGATACGCACCGCGCCCCCGGGCGCCAGCCTCCCCCGCGCGGATTTGAGTTGCGATAGGAGCAAGGGGTGACGCGGGAGCACGAGTCTCCCTGACCTCAGCATCTCTCGCACGAGCGCCCACGCTTCGTCCGGGGGCGGAGGCTCCTCGAGGAGCAACCCCGCCTCCGAGAGCGCTTCCCGGATCGTCTCCTGGTAGTGCCTATCCGCCACCAGCGAGCGGGCTCCTGTTGCTTGGAGGAGCCCCGCGAACTCTCTGCACACCTCCGAGGGCCGGAGAGGCTGGCCAGGCGAGGGCCGCCGCTCCTCCACCTGCGCCAGATGGATGCGCCCATCGGGGCGCTCCACCGCCAGCACGAGCGCGGAGCTGTTGCGCGCGAACCCGAGGTCACCCCCTGCCCCCACAGCATCCCCCGGCACAGGCCGCTGAGGCTCCCCCTGGGCCGCGTCAAGGGCCTCCGGATCGAGCCAGGTAGCGGCGCTCGCCGCACCGAATTGGGCGCCGAACTCAATGGCCGCGTTCTCGGGGTCGCGTGCGTACTCTCGCGCCACGTAGCTCAGGATCTTCTCGTCCGCGCGGAGGAGTCCCGTGGGGGCGTGAGCCACGATGGCGGAGGTAGGCCGCCCAAAATTCTCCCTCCACAGGTCGTACAGGAGGCCCGTGCGAGCCCATGGCGTGGACTGAACGATCATCTGTCCGCCCTCGATCACGCGAGGCGCCAGGGCCCGGAACAGCGCCGCGTCGTTGACCGCTCCCGTGGTCTCGTCTCGGAAGAAGGCGGTCTCATCGAGGAGCGCCCCCACGAGCGAGCGCCCACGCTGGCCAGCGCCCCCGCGGCTTGCCGCCACGGGCTGGATGGTCACCCGCCGCCCGCCTCGCCTCGTGATGACCACCCGCTCCGCGGTGACGTCCGCCATGCTGGACAGGGCTTTGTCCTTGGAGATCGCCCCCTTGATGTAGTTCAAAGGTTGCTCCGCAAGCTCGAGCTTGGGGGCCACGAGAAAGGCGTACCCGTGCTCCCCCGCGGCGAGCCGGTCAAGTCGCACGGTGCAAGCCAGGTGCAAGATCCTCAGCGCTCCCCAAAACGACTTTCCACCGCGCGCCCCCCAGACCATCTCCGCCACGTCTCGGGCCCGGGGTGGCGTGCCCCGTTCGTAGCCAAAGATCCGCACCGCCAAGGGGCCCACGTCCGCAGGCTCCTCCCCCTGGAAGAGCACGCGGAGCGCCGCCTCCTGGCCAGGCTCTGGCCGGTAGCCCAGCCTCGCCGCGAACGCGAGGAATGGGATCAGCCGCGCCCCCATGCGGCATAGGTGTCCGCCGCCGCGGTGACACGCTCCTTTGCCTGACGGCTCTCCAGGGATGCCTCCAGCAAGGCCGCGGACAGGGCCCGGCCCTCCGCTCGCTTCGCTTCGATCTCAGCCTCTGTCATCGAGCCCCTCCACGAGCCTGCTCAACAAGGCCACCGCCGCAGCGGTTGGCGCCAGCACCACCACGATCAAGTGTGCCCCCGCAACCTCGTGATAGAGCGCGTCAGGGTGCAACTCGACAAGTCGCCTCGCGTGCTCCACCTGCTCTGCCGAGAAGGGCCGCTCAGGGCCCCGACTCCACCGCCCTTCGATGCGGTTCACGATGCGCACCGTAGGAAGCTCTGCGCCGGGGTACAGGTGCCCAGCCGCAAGCCGTGGCACGAGAGGTAGAGAGAATCCGGACAGGTCACGACCCCTCCAAAAACGCTTCGAGGTAGGGCCGCCGCGGGTCGCAGCGCCATACCTGGATTTCCCTCGGACCGAAGCCCTTGCGCCCCGCTTCGATGGCATCACGCACCGCGCGCCAGGGGATGGCGTAGGCTGTCAGGCCCACGACCACCAGCACGAGGGCGAGGCCTCCGAGGGCCTCCACGCTCTCTAGCTCGGAACGCTGGTGAGGCGGGAGGCGGTCGAAGTCGAGGCGCCCCGAGGAGCAGCTCTTGACCTCCACCGCGACGCACCGCCCACCCCGGAGCACGCCCCAGCAATCGATGGTGCTCTTCTTCGTGGGCACCACGCGAGGCCCGCCCCCGCCGCTCACGAGGCGCAGGTTACTATTCACACGACGCACGAGGGCGACCCGGGCAAGGCCGCACGCCTCATGCATCCTGTCAGCCACCGCCTCCGCGCGGTCCCCCGCCGCCTGGCGCACCCGCTGGGATGGGCCCGTGGGAATGCCCGGGAGGGTCATGGCTCCTCCTGGCGCTCGATGACATCGGCTATCTCCACGTTCGGAGGCCACTCCTCACCCTCCACGCGCAACAGGACGCGGGAGCCGCGGAACTGGAGCGAGGCCTTGCGCCCCTTGAACGTCAACGCGCCCGTGTCGCAAGGGCCTTCATAGGCAACCTTGACCTCTGCGTCCCACCACGGCGCGCAGGTCCACGGAGACTTGTGCCACACCAGTCCGTCCTGAGGGATGACCTTTACGATGCGAATCATGGCCTCTGCCTCAGCCCGTAGGCCAGGAGGCGGAGCCGTTCCAGGGCCTCGCCGGTCACAGTCATCTCCCGCTCCGCCTCCTCCACCTGCTTCGGGTCGTCGGGGTCAATGACCCGGATGGTGTCATACGAATCGGACAGCCCCGCCTCGTACCCGTCGCACCACGCGTCGATGGTCTCCGCGGGCATTTCGACCACGCAGAGCACCATATGGGCGTCGCCAACGATGAGGCGGCGGCTCATGCGGGGCCCCTGGGACAGATCGTCGGGGAAGTAGGCCGCCGCCTCCCACGCCGCATCCGGTAGCTCCTCGTGAGGCCAATCGAGCCACACGCGCCGCGCCCCCCTATCGATCTGAGTGACCTTCGACTGGGCCACGCGGCACCGCTGCACCTCCAACTCGATCTCCACTCCCACCCGGAGCCCGGCCAGGCCATCGACCGATACGGAGCACTCGTCCCCTTCGCGCCGCAGATCGCGAAGGGGGAAGGAAACGCGGCGCCCGGGGACCGCCTTGACGACGTTTCCAGACACAACGTAGACGTTGCACGGCTCGACCTTCACGCCGGCACCTCCCACTCCAGACGCTCTTCCTCCCGCACCGCAGGGGGCAGGGTGATCGGGTCGATGGCGCGCGCCGCCGCCCAGGTGGCCAGGACCGTGGCCGCAGCGACGGCCCCCAAGCAGAGGAGAGCGCCGACCATCACAGCACCTGATCCCCGAGGTTCAGAACACAGCCGCCCCGCTCACCCTCTCCCGCGAGCATCTCCCGCATGTCCTCGAGCCGCCCCGCCATGTCCTCGCACCGCAGGGCCAGGATGGCGCAGTCGTTGAGGGCTGCGGCAAGCTGGCGCTCCACGCCCGCCTTGTCCTGGAGGGCGACCTGGAGGCGGCGCTCTGCCTCAAACGCGCGCTGCTCCGCCTTGTCCTCGGCGCACAGGTGCACGACCTGGGCGGCGAGGCTGGCGACGTGGCCCTCGAGCGCCTTGACGTGCTCCAGCACGGTACGCTGAGAGCGCACGTCCAGGAGGCAGGGCGTGCCCGCCGCCGAGGTGTGGCGCAGGTACTCCGCCAGCCGATCCCATGCCGCTTTCCGATCTTGCTCTTGCGCCTCAGCCATTGCTCTCCTCCTCAAACCAGGCCTCACGGGCCCCATTTGCATTTTCCACTTCGCCGTCATGACGCCCCGGACCCGTGCGCCCCCACCTCTGCCGGAAACGCCGTTCAAGCAGCCATTGCGCCGCTTTCGCGTCATCCCGTGCCCGATCCTTTACGGTGCGAAGGATCCGGATCTCCAGATCGGCCTCCGCCTCCTCCACCTGGCGCCGAAGCTCATCGTCCTGTGAGATCCAGGAGGACAACGTAGACGGCGCGATCCCCACCTTCCTTGCCGCAACCTCCCGGAAGTGACCCAGGCGAAGAATCGCAAGGATTGCCTCTATCATTTGCGGAGAGCGAAGCCCCGTCCCCATCCTCAAACCTCGGATTCACGGACGAGCACCCCCAAGTCAATCGGACCGTCTGGGTCAACTTCACACGCTTCAACTTCCAGATCTGTCTCAGCCCCGCCGGATCGTCCGAGATGAACCGCCGCCGAAAGCCGCGCAACATCTTTTGCGATGACCGTGGTCTCCGGAAAGATGAATGACCGGGCTTGCTCCAGGGCCCTTGCCTCCCGGAGGCGAACGATCTGTACCCCAAGCAGCTCCCGAAGAACCTCCAGATGGGCACTCAAATCTGGCGCGGGGCGCATAGGCTCAGGCCTCACCGTGCAACCATCGCATTTGCCCGCTTTGCCCCTGCCGAAACCCAGATATACTCCCTCTGGCCCGGATGAAAAAGACAGTGACAGTCATCGCAAACAATGAGCAGGTTGGCAGGGTCCGCCACAAGGGGAGACGCGATGCCGGTGGAGCCAACCGAAACGATGTGATGAGTAGCCCGCGCTGACACGCGGCAAACCTCGCAGCGCTCTCCCCGCTCTCGCCGAACCTTTGCTTGGGAAGCGCGATAAGCGCGCAGAAGGGCTAGCCCGTGGCTATCGTGCGCGCGCGTTGACGGTTCAGCCATCCTACTCCTCCGGTTCATCCAGTTCAGGCCCCCGGGAGGCCCGGGAGTGCCCTCGCCAGTAGCTCTCCGGGCGGGGGCGAGCCGTGAGGCCCGGCCCCCCGCCGTCGTCGTACTCCTCGAACTCCTCCACCTCCGGGAGATCCTCGCCGCCCACCCACCCACGGACGACGCGCCCCCGGATTAGCTCCCGACGCACCACAACCCTGCCACCATCACACCGCCCCCCACCGTTGCCCTTGTTGCACAGGCTGGATTCGAACCAGCGACCTTCGAGGGATGAGCCCGACGAGCTACCACTGCTCCACTGTGCCAAACGAGAGCCCGCGGACCGATGGCGCCCCAGCCCCCCGGTATCCCCGCCGCGGATCAGCGCCGCGGGCTCTCACCCTACGCGGGCCCGTGGCGCACCTGTCGCTAAAAAATCGTCCTCGTCCTGGGATTCATGCTGTTTTCTCGCGCGTTGGCGGCGACGCGCAAGCGTTTTCAACCGCCGCTGGAGAGCCTCCATGGATACCCGCTTGGGGGAGCCTGGAGGGGCCGGGAGCGTCTCCAGCCACCCTCGAGCGAGCCACCGCTGCACCGTCCGCCGGGAGGTGCCCAACTTCCGTGCAAGCTCTGCTGTCCCAAGCACGGTCATCGGCCCACCGCCTTGCGGAGTCGGCGCCATGCGGGGGCGTAGTCGAGATCGTCTCCCCCGTTTGGATGGTCGTCGCATCGGGTTTTGCCCCCGCTCATGGTCGTGGCAATCCTGTTGCAAATCCCACAGTCCACCACGACGTGGGTGTAAGGATCCTCCGCCGACTCCACGAACGCCCGCGCCGCGGCCTCCACCTCCCGCAGCCGGGCAAGCTCCGCCTCCAGCTCCCGGATGCGAGCCTCCCGGGCCCCCAGGAGGGCCAGAAAAGGGGCAGTCACCTCACCGTAGGGGCTGGGCTGGAGAGAGACGCGCCCCGCCTCCAGGACAGGGGCCGCGGGAGGAGACACCTTGGGGTCATGAGTCGTCGTCATTCTGCCGCCGCTTTCTGCCCGTTGAGACGGGCCATGTAGAGATCCTGTCGGAGGTAGATCCCCTCCGCGGGGAGGGGCTGGTACCGAGCCCCGAGGTGGTCCCGGAGCCTCGTGGGGTGTGCGTAGGGGCCGCCGTAGGGGAGCGTTTCCGGAGGCTCAGGACGGGGCGACGGAGGGGCCGGAGGCACCGGAGGCCCAGCCGGGGGCCTCGGAGAGCTAGAAGGGCCGTTTCCGTTCGACCGGCGGCCCTTCCTCCGGCACTCCTCCCACTTGCTCCCGCACACCAGCCGAGGCCAGGAGCGGTCCCCCTCGCCGTACCAGGGCTCGGAGGTCGCCCAGCCAAAGGCCGCGCGGAAGTCCTGCGCCGTCGCCCGCTCCTGCACCCGGACCCGGATCGCATCCAGGTCGCGGGGGGCGAGGGCGGAGACGGTGCGCCCCGTCATCTCCGCCCACAGCGCCGCCGCCGCCGTCGTCCGGACCTCGATGGGGTCGCCCTCGGGGGCCTGGAGGGTGGAGGGGATCGACGCCAGGACCGCCGCCAGGAACGGCGAGGCGGGAGCCGCGGGAGCCGCGGCGGGGGGTAGGGGGGAGATTCTCCTCTCCCTCCTCTCCTCTCCCTCCTCTTTTTGAAAATGTAGGGAGGGAGAAGGAGAAGGAGAAGGAGAATTCTCCTCGTGCGTACGCGCACGCGAGGTGACGTCCTGTGTGACGTTGCCTGTGACGTCGTGTGACGTGGCAAAACCCGCTGAAATCGTGGGCTGTGACGGAGCCTGTGACGCTCCGTGTGACGTCGGTGACGTTGGCTGTGACGTTGCTTGTGACGTTGGCTGTGACGCGCGACGCTGACGCCACGCACGGGTGCGCTCCGCCGCCGAGAGGGGGGCGGAGGGAGGGGCGGAGGGGGCCTCCGGGCGCACCTCGGCGGAGGGCTCGCTGTGGAGCCGGTACCCGCCCGGGGTACGCACCCACAGGCCCACCGCCAGGAGGGAGCGGAGGGCGAGGGCGCGGGCTCGCTGGGGGAGGCAGGCCAGGGCAAGCTCCGCCAGATCCTCCGAAAGGGTGTCGGTGCCCTGCTCCTGGAGGAGGGCGCTGGCGCTGGCGTGGAGGGTCCAGGCCGAGCCCTTGGACAGGCGAGCCAGGGCCAGGAACCAGGGGGCCCGGTACAAGGCGGCGGCGGTCACAGCATCCTCCGGATGTTTGCCAGCCGGATGCGGACCCGGGGGAGATCGAGGTCACGGGCCGCCTTGTCGGCCGCTTCAAGGGCTTCTCGGAGCGCGGACAGGGGCCCGTCCGCGGCGCGTCCGCAAGCTCCACCGGGCCCGGGGGGAGCCCCGAATTCCTCGGAGGATTCGGGGGAGGGTGGAGCCTCCCCGCGATTGGAAATCATGTGTACCTGCAAGGGTACCGAGGGTTCGAATCCCTCCCTCTCCGCCGAAATATCCGCCATCACCCCGTCTCCGTCGTCTGCCCCGCGGACGGCCAGCGGACGGGGCACGTCCGCGACAACCTCGGGAATCGCCTCTGCCATCGAGGCGAGCCACCCCAGGCCCACCTCCGCCGCCAGCCGTGCCCCTCGCCGGTAGCGCGCCAGCACCTCCGAGGAGGTGTGCCCCGTCCGGTCCGTGACCCAGGCCTCCGAGCGGCCCGCCGCCAGGGCCAAGGTCACGAAGGTGGCGCGGAGGTCGTGGGCCCGGAGGCGGCGCCGCGCCCCCTCCCCCTCGAACAGCTCCGCCCGGTCCACCCCAGCAAGGGCCAGATCCGCGCGGAGCTGACGCGCGAGGTTGCTCGTGGCAACCCCCGGGAACACGTCGGGCCCCGGGGTGCGGCGGCGCCACCAGCGGAGCACCTCCACCACGTCCGCTCCGAGGCGCCAGCCCCGGGCCCCCGTCGTCGCGGACGTTTTGTGGTGCGAGAGGAGCAGGATGCCCCGCTCCAGATCGACCTGAAACCACTGCGCCCGCGCCGCCTCCTCCCGCCGAAGCCCCTCCCGGGCAAGCACCCCGTATAGTACGCGGCGCAGAAGCGGCACCTGACGACAGGCCAGGAGGCGCGCCTCCTCCGCCGGGTACAGGAACGCGAAGGAAGGCCGGGGGACGCGAGGGAGAAACCCCTTGGGTACGGGGCTCCGCTCGAGGAGTTGACAGGGGTAGACCGCCAGCGCCAGGAGGCGCGCCAGCACCTGCGCCACGTGCCTCCGGGAGGCGGCGCCGAGCCGGGAGGGAAGCCCACCCATCACCGCCTGGAGGTGCTCCAGCCGCACCGCCGACACAGGCACGTCCCCCAGGGTCGGGTAGACGTACAAGCGCAAGAAGCGCTCGTCCTGGTCCGCGGACCGCTTGGCCCTCACATGGTCGGGGAACCGGCGCGCGAGCGTCCCCGAGGTCCAGTCCTGCCCGAGGGCCCGGACCGTGGTGCCACGATCCCCGCGGACGTAGGCCCCCGAGATCAGCTTGGAGCGCACGAAGCGCACATGGGCCTGGAGTTCGTCCCCCTCGGGGAGGCTGCACAGGGTACGCACCACGTCCCGGCGGAGTTCCTCCGCCTGCCCCGCCGCCACGAGCCCCGCGAGCAACTCCCCCACCAGCGCCGCGCGCGCCTGCGCCGCCTCCCCCTCCTCGGGGAAGAAGGGGAGCGCCAGCGTCTCCCGACCCTCGGGGCCGGGAGCGATCTGGGCTTTTACGCGCCACACCTTCCGGTCCAGGTAAGCGCGCACGGGGGGCCTCCTGTGCGGGGCGCACGTTGTAGAATCGGGCCAGCCGCACCACGTCCGGATCTTCCACAGGAGCAAGCTCCCCGCGCTCGATTCGGCGGCGGATCTCTGCCTCCACCGCCCGGCGGATCTCCTCAGAGGTCTCCACGGGGCACCCTCCCGATTGCAAAAAGGGTCCGGGACTCGGAGCAGACGCACACCTTCCGGGTGCGCTGGAGCCACCACAACTCCAGCTCGAGGGCCGGGAGCCCCACGCGCTCCTGTTTCGCCCACGCCAGGAGCCCCTCCCAGGAGAGGCCACACAGGGGGATGGCGGCAAGGAGCCGGGAGCCCAGGTCCGCCGCACGAGGTTGGGCCACCATCACCGCGCCTCCAGCTTGCGGCGGAGGGCCTCCAGGTCGCACCGCTGGCGCTCCCGGCGAAGCTGTGCTTCCGCCTCATCGAGGGCCTTGACCCGCTCCTCTAGCTGTTCGTCGGAGAGCCGGGAGGGATCCTCTTGCGACACCTGGATAAGCAAGCCAGCAACGCGCGCGAGCACCGCCGCCAGGGAGGAGCGCGAAGGCCCGTCCGGGGGCCCGCCGCCATCGAGGGCGAGGCCCAGGCCCCGCACCACAGGGCGCGAGAAGGGGGCGGGAGCCTGGAGCAGATCGAGGACGCGCATCCCGCCGACCGTGGCGGGGTGACGCCAGCCATAGACCGTGGCAGGGCTGCGGCCAGTGCGCCGCGCGACCATCTCCGCGGGGCATCGGTCGAGGCCCAGGCAGGCGAGGGCGGCGAGGTGCGCGCGGGGATCGGGCTGGAGGGAGGAGGAGACGGGCTCCAGGACAGGGGACGGGGGGGGCGCGAGGATCTTGCTCATGGGGGTTCTCCGAGGTCAGTGCGAGCGGCCCACATGCCAGTGGCCGCAGACGGGGCAGGGGTACGGGTGGACAGGCTCGGAGCGGCGGCGCCGCATCCGGGCAGCAACGGTCTTGGCGACCAGCGCGGGGAGGGCCTCTTTGCCAAGGCAGGTGGCCTCTGGCTGCGCGGCGGCGGAGGAGCGGCGGCCCTCACGACGCACGCGGGCCATCCTCCCCGAGGAGATCCTCCACAGAGGCGCCCGCCGCTGCGGCGCACTCCAGGCACCGCGCGAGGCGCGTGGAGGGGACAAGCTCAGCGATGCGGCGGTGACCGCAATCGAGGTAAAGCACGAAGCCCTGAGAGGAGGGGATGAACGACTCCACCTTGCGGATGCGGCCGTGGGCGGGGGGCATCTAGGCGGCCCTCCCCGCGCGGTCCACCGCAGCGACGCGGGAGGCCTCGTCCGCGGTCATCCAGTCGGCGGAGGGAATGGCGCCGCCGGACCACCGCTCAATGGCCGCACGCCACTCGGGGCGGGGACGCTGGCGGCCCACGAGCCACGAGGAGAGGGCGGCGGCGCCCACCCCGATCTGAGAGGCGGCAACGCGCTGAGAAAGGCCACGGGAGGCCAGGAGGAGCCGCATGCGTTTGGCGGCGGGGGATGCTTGGAAGGGCATGGGGATACGTTTACATACGGAAACCGCACCCGTCAAGCCAGGCTGCGGCAACGTTCGCAAATGGGGACGAAATGGCCGCTACAGTGAGGCCCATGGCCGCTCGCACGGGTGACCCGGTGATGGGTCGATTCCTCCAGCAACTCCTGCT